GGGCGATGGAATACCAGCAAGGGCGGGGACTATTTCGCTATCGGTGTTGGAGGTGCAGTCACTGGGAAGGGTGCTGATCTGCTGATTATCGATGACCCACACAGCGAACAAGAAGCCACCATTGCTGAAACCAACCCCGAGGTCTACGACAAGACGTATGAGTGGTACACCTCAGGCCCAAGGCAGCGTTTGCAGCCGGGTGGTGCGATTGTTGTCGTGATGACCCGCTGGTCTAAGCGGGATCTGACCGCTCAGGTGTTGAAAGCTGCTGCACTGCGGGATGGGGAAGAGTGGGAGGTCATCGATTTCCCCGCCATTATGCCCAGTGGCAACCCGCTATGGCCTGAGTTTTGGCCGCTGGAAGAACTTGCGGTATTGCGACAAGAATTGCCCCACTCCAAGTGGATGGCGCAGTACATGCAAGACCCTACATCTGAAGCCAGTGCGATTATCAAACGCGACTGGTGGAAAATCTGGGAGCATGAAGACCCACCGCAGTGTGAATTTGTGCTGATGTCGTGGGATACGGCGTTTGAAAAGAACAATCGTGCCGACTATTCCGCATGTACTACGTGGGGTGTTTTCTACCGGGACGACGACGGCTCCGACTGGGAAGTGAGTAAAGCCGACCGGGGCAAGCCGCAGGCGCATATTATCCTGCTTAACGCATTTCGAGACCGAATGGAGTTTCCTGAGCTAAAGCGTGTAGCAATAGAACAGTATCGGTCTTGGGAACCAGACGGCGTTATTATCGAAAAGAAAGCATCAGGTGCGCCGCTAATTTATGAACTACGTGCTATGGGTATACCTGTGCAGGAGTTCACGCCTTCCAAGGGCAACGACAAAATATCCAGACTTAACGCAGTATCTGATATATTCGCGTCAGGTAAAGTGTGGGTGCCTGAGACCCGCTGGGCAGAGGAAGTGATTGAAGAAGTGGCGTCATTCCCTGCGGGCGACCATGACGACTACGTTGACTCGGTGTCGATGGCATTGGCGCGGTTCCGTCAAGGCGGGTATATCCGTGCAACGCTGGATGAGCCAGACGAAGATATTTCGTTGCGTTATCGCAACCCGAACAGAAAACCGTATTACTAAGGAGCCGTAAATGGGCGACGAAGAGATTCAGATTGAAATCGTAGACGACGGTTCCACCCTGCCGGGGGAGGATAACACACTTGAGTCTGGTGCCGAGTTTGCCCTTGCCGAGCTTCTTGGGGAACCTGTCATTGACGAGAAAGACCCCGAAGTTGAGGACTTTTATCGGAACTTAGCCGAAGATTTTGACGATAAGACGCTCTCGTCCATTGCGGATGACCTGTTGGACTCTTTTGACGGCGACACCGCGTCGCGCAAGGACTGGTTGCAGACCTACATCGACGGGCTGGAGTTGCTGGGGCTGAAGATTGAGCAGCGGACTGAACCGTGGAATGGCGCGTGCGGGGTGTTCCACCCCCTGCTATCCGAGGCGCTGGTTAAGTTCCAAGCCGAGACCATCATGGAGACGTTTCCGCCGAGCGGGCCGGTGAAGACGACCATCATTGGTAAAGAGACGCCGGAGAAGAAACAGGCGTCGGTCAACGTCGCGGCGGATATGAACTTCCAGTTGACGGAGGTGATGACCGAGTACCGCCCCGAGCATGAGCGGATGTTGTGGGGTCTGGGCTTGAGTGGTAATGCGTTCAAGAAGGTGTACTACGACCCAGCAATCGAACGCCAAATCTCCCTCTATGTCCCGGCGGAAGATTTAATTGTGCCCTACGGTGCATCTAACTTGGACACTGCCGAGCGCGTTACGCATGTGATGCGGAAGTCCAAGAATGAAGTGATTAAGTTGCAAGCCAGTGGGTTCTACCGGGACGTTGACCTCGGTGAGCCGACCAAGGGTAATCTCGACGAAGTTGAGAAAAAAATCGCAGAGAACATGGGCTTCAGTGCCACCTCTGACGACCGCTTCAAGATTCTTGAGATACACGTTGACCTTGACCTGTCGGAGTACGACGAGACCGACCCCGAGGCCGACAACGAAGAGATGGAGATGGGTGGTATTGCACTGCCTTATGTCGTGACTATTGAGAAGTCAACACAAACTGTCCTAGCTATTTACCGCAACTGGGCACCCGACGATGAGAAGAAACTTAAGCGTGAGCACTTTGTACACTACCCATATATCCCCGGCTTCGGGTTTTATGCGTTCGGTCTTGTGCATCTGTTGGGTAGTTTTGCTAAATCAGGTACTTCTCTTATTCGTCAACTCGTAGACGCGGGTACGCTGTCTAACCTCCCCGGCGGCTTTAAGACCCGAGGAATGCGAATCAAGGGAGACGACACCCCCATCTCCCCCGGAGAGTTCCGCGACGTAGACGTTGCATCTGGCACCATCAAGGACAACATCATGACGCTCCCGTACAAGGAGCCGTCGCAAGTCCTCTTCACCCTGATGCAAAACATCGTGGAAGAAGGGCGGAAGTTTGCCAGTACATCTGATATTAAAATCAGTGATATGTCCTCGCAGTCTCCGGTGGGCACCACGCTGGCGATTCTTGAGCGCACGTTGAAAGTAATGTCGAGCGTTCACTCCCGCGTGCATTACGCGATGAAACGCGAACTTCGCCTATTGGCCGCGATCATCCGGGATTTCACTCCTGACGAGTACGACTACGAGCCGGAAGAAGGCACCCGCAAGGCTAAGAAAGCCGACTACGACATGGTAGACGTTATCCCCGTGTCCGACCCGAATGCCTCGACGATGGCGCAGAAAGTGACGCAGTGGCAGGCGGTCATGCAGTTAGCGCAATCTGCGCCGCAAATTTACGACGAGCCTGAGCTACACAAACAGATGCTTGAAGTGCTTGGCGTAAAGAACATTGGGAAAATTATCCCGACCGAAGAAGACCAGAAACTTACCGATCCTGTTACGGAAAACATGCGGTTACTTGCGGGTAAGCCGGTCAAAGCATTTTTGCAGCAAGACCATGAAGCACACATTACGGTGCATATGGGCATGGCGAATGATCCCAAAGTACAGGGGCTATTGGAGAAGAATCCAAAAGCTAAAGCGATTGGGTCTGCGCTTATGGATCACGTTGCCGAGCATATTGGGTTTGCGTACAGGAAACATATTGAAGAGCAGTTGGGGGTGCCGTTGCCGCCGTCAGATGAACAGTTGCCGCCTGATGTTGAAGTGCAACTATCTAAGGTAGTAGCGGAAGCTCAGAAGCAATTGACGCAGAAAAACCAAGCTGAAGCTGCACAACAACAGCAACAGCAGGAAGCGCAAGACCCGTTGAATATTATCCAGCGCGAAGAATTGAAACTGCGGCAGCAAGAAATTCAGCTTAAGGCACAAAATCAACAAGCAGAATTACAGCTTAAAGCGCAGGCGCAGCAAGCAGATATTCAGATCCAACAGGCTAAATTGGCGCTTGAAGCGGGTAAAGTTGATACTCAAGCTAATTTAAAAAATAACGAATTAAGTATGCGACGTACGTCGGAAATTGAGAGCCGTCAGCACGAAACTGAAAAAGCTCAACGAGACCGACAACATCAAATGACGCAGAAACTTCAAGATCAGTTTCATCAGACCCGGACAGGCGCAGAAAACCGCGCTCATCAGGGGCAGCAGACTCAAAAACCTAAGAAAGAGAGTGAAGAATGACCGTAATTGACTTGATTTTGGAAAAAATCAACGAACGCCTTGCCGATGTTCAAGAAGACTTAGGCAGTGGAGTAGCTAAAGATTACGCAGATTACAGATATATCTGCGGAATTTTGCACGGGATGTTGGCGGTAAAACGCTATGTTGAAGACCTTAATAACAGCTTGGAGAATGATTAATGAGTGACGAGCAACAGGCAACACAATTGCCTACCCCCACAGGTTACAAAATCCTGTGTGCGATTCCTGAGATCGAAGCAAAGTTCGATAGCGGCCTCCTCAAAGCGGAGAAGACGGTCAAAGACGAAGAGTTGATGACTACGGTGCTGTTTGTAGTTGCGATGGGGCCGGATTGCTATTCCGATACTTCACGCTTCCCGACAGGCCCGTACTGCGATGTAGGAGATTTCGTGCTTGTACGGCCCAATGCTGGGTCGCGTCTCAATATCCACGGGCGTCAGTTCCGCATCATTAACGACGATAGCGTCGAAGGTGTTGTAGATGACCCGCGTGGCATTAGTCGTTCTTAAGGAGTAAATCATGGCAACTGACAAGAATGTGGCCGAGTTGGAAGACGATTTTGAGATCGAAGTCGAAGACGATACCCCGGAGGAAGACCGAGGCCGGGAACCGATGCCGGAAGACATCGTTAAAGAACTTGATGCTGACGACGAGCTTGAGAATTTCTCTAAGGAGAAAGCCAAGCAACTGAAAAAAGTTTGGCACGACGAACGCCGTGCTAAAGAATCGGCGTTGCGAGAACGCGAAGAAGCTATAGGACTACTTCGACGTTTTGCTGAAGAGAACAAGACGCTTAAGAAGAGTTTACATACGGGCGAACAAGCGTATGTAGGCACCGCTAAAGCCGCGTTTGAAAAAGATCTTGAAGCCGCCAAGCGCGAATATAAAGATGCGTATGATTCTGGCGACTCTGACCGTGTGTTAGAAGCTCAAGAAAAACTTCTTAATGCAAAATTAAATTTGCAAAAAGTTGAAAATTATCGTCCAGCTTATCAAGAAGATGCTGGACATGCTGAACAAACTAATGTAGATAGTTCAAATACGGACGAATGGTCAGTCACTCCCGTTCAAGATGCGGCTCCTAGAGTCGATCCTAAAGCAGCAGCGTGGCAGAAACGCAATGCTTGGTTCGGCGAGAACCGCGTCATGACAAGTATGGCATTTGGGGTGCATGAGGACTTGGTGGGTGAGGGCGTAGACCCCACTTCTGACGAATACTACTCGCGTATCGACAAAGAGATGCGGCGTAGATTCCCAGAAGAATTTGGGGTAAGTGAGAAGAAGAAACCCGGTACAGTGGTGGCTTCTGCAAAGCGTTCTACGGCCCCCCGCAAAGTTGTGCTGACTTCGACTCAGGTTTCTCTAGCTAGAAAACTTGGGTTGACCCCAGAACAGTACGCCCGTGAAATGATCAAATTGAATGGTGACGCCAATGGCTGAAAATAGAACCCCGCGAGAAATGGAGACCCGAGACGCTGCTTCCCGACCCAAAAGTTGGGCACCGCCGTCGTTGCTTCCCGAAGTTAATCAGGAGCCGGGATATTCCTACCGATGGATTCGCATCAGCACCTTGGGCACCCCTGACGTAAACAACATCTCGTCCAAATTCCGAGAAGGTTGGGAACCCGTCAAAGCCTCTGAACATCCAGAGGCGTTTTCCATGTCCGACCCAAACAGTCGGTTCAAAGACGCTATTGAGTCCGGCGGGCTTATTTTGTGTAAGACCCCGGTCGAGTTTACGCAGCAACGTGACGCGCACTATCGGAAGCAAACAGAAGATCAGGTGGCGTCTGTTGACAACAATTTCATGCGGGAGAACGACCCGCGTATGCCGCTATTCAAGGACAAACGGAGTACCGTGACCTTCGGTAGTGGTTCCAAATAATTTTAGGAGTTTGAAATGGCATATCCTGTTGTTGATGCGCCGTATGGTTTGAAACCGGTCAATTTGATCGGTGGACAGGTGTTTGCGGGTTCGACCCGTGACCTCCCGATCCAGTACGGCTATAACACTAATATCTTTTACGGCGACTGGGTTGTTGTAACCCGTGGCTTTGTTAACCGCGCAGCGGTTTCTACTGGTACGGGCGTTAATCAGGTTCAAGGTATTTTCCTTGGCTGCACTTATACCAGCCCCGCTACCAAGCAGAAGCTGTGGTCGCAGTATTGGCCCGCTGGCACCGCCGCTGGCGACGCCGTTGCGATTATTTGTGATGACCCGGATACGGTCTTCAAAGCGGTTGTTTGTTCGTCTGGTACGACTGTGGCGTCTGGCGCTAAAGCGATGGTGGGCTTGAATCTGTCCATGATCGACAACAGCACGGGTAACGTGAACACCGGCAACTCGTCCAATGCTGTGCTGGCTCCCGTTGATACCCCGGTTACCACGATTCTCCCGCTTCGTTGCGTAGGTATCGTGCCGGATACGGCGGTTAATCTTGGCACCGCGACGTTTAGCGCGGGTACTACCACGCTGACCGTTAGTGCGCTTCCGTTTGCGTTGCCAGTTGGCACCCATGTGTCGGTTCTGACCACTTCCGGCCAGATTGCGGATACTGGGTCTTTTGTAGATACCGCCGCCGCTGCCGGTGCGACTTCGGTTGTATTGAATCAAGCCG